ATGTCTGATTTATTTTTTAGACCTTCTACTTCAACTGCAAAGTCTTCTGCAATCTTTTTTAGTTCAGATACTTTTAATGTCTCAAATGACATATTAATCTCCTATTTCTACTTAAAACAATTATAGCATTAGTAAATTTAAATGAAAAGCCCCCCAAAAATTAATTTAGGGGGCATTTCTTGCGGATCTAAATCCTATAAATTAGGAAGCGACCTTAACGTTCTTAACTACGACCCAAGCGTCTGCCTGCTCAATTTCGACACCTACACGAGTATACATTGTATATTCGATAGAGTCCTTGCGTGGCCAGAAGAAGCGGTAAACGGTTACATCACGCTTGATACCAATAACTACGTTATTTGGGAATGTCAAGTGGATATCTCCGTGATTACCTGTTTCGCCTGAATAGTCGCCATCTTGTGCCTCATTTAGAAGAGGAACTTCAACAATCGGAATACCGAATGCGAATGGAGCGACGTATCCTGCTGGACCGCCGAGTGGCTGAACTTCTTGTCCACGAATAACGCTTGAAGCGATATCCTGTGGAATAGTGTTGTTTGTTCCAATGCTGTTTGCGTACAGGAAGTCCTGAATCAAATTGGAACCAGCCAAGAAGCGAAGATCTGCTCTGCGCTGCTTGTACTTACGTGGCATAGCCTTAAGTGCTGAATTGAATACTGCACGTGATACTGCTGCACCACCTGCGTCAACAACGTGACCGTTAGCCTTAGACTTCTTTACTACACCGTCAAATGCCTTATAAAGTGCATCTGATGTTAGTGCAGTATTTCCATTTAGGATAACATCTTCAATGTCATTACCTGCCTGTGTTGCCATCATACGTGCGATGTGATCTTCTAGATCTGCACCCTCAATATTGTCTTCAAGAGACTCTGTTGAAAGCTCCCAGTCTAAGCGTAGCTTCTTTGTTGAAAGAGAGATCTTAGAGAATGTGACAGCGCTATTTGAAGCGGTGTCGTCAGCTTCAGTTGCAAGCTTCATAAGCTTACTTCCTACGCCAATACGGTCAATTTCAGTGGTGTCTGCTCGCATGCGAACAGTACGAGCCACTTTACCAATGACGGTTGCATCAAACATATAATCAAGGAAGCGAGAGGACTGCTCAGGATTGAGTAGACCGCCATTTCCCTCAGATCCTACGTGTACGCCAGTGGTAGCTGAAGCTGACCCTGTCATAGCTGTAGAAACTGTAGTATTTGCTGCAACTGTTTTTTCTAATGTTTCATTGCTCATTATTTATTTCACCTACCTTTTCAGTTGAAAATTTCGTTTACGGAACCGAGGAAAGAACCGTTCCATTTTGATTTGGATTTGGTTATTACTTCCTGTGACCCGCCAAGGTCAGAGGACTTCTTAATTGCAGTTTCTGATTCAACTGCGTCAACACGCTTTTCTACGCCCTCAATCGTGTTCTTGATGTTTTCTACAGCCTTTGAAAGTGCTGCATGTTGTTCTGCCAATTCTGAAATACGAGTATCTACGCTCTTGCTGAATGTCTCAACTGTGTCTTTAATTGCTGACACTTGAGCTGCGTTTGCCTCAGAAGCCTTGTTTAGTGTCTCAGAGAAAAATCCCTTAAGATCACCTAGCATCTTTGCAAAATCAGGTTCATCAACCTCAACTTCTGATACGTCGGCTGCTTTTTCCAGAACTTCGGCAGAAGCGTCTGCTACTGCTTCTTCTGCAGGAGCGTCTTCAACAGCTGGTGCTTCCTCTGCAGGAGCAGCGGCTGGTGTTTCTTCAACCACAGGAGCAGTTTCTTCTACTACTGGAGTTGTTTCTGTATTTTCTGACACTTCATTACCTCCTTCTGCGTTTGCCTGTTTTGCAATTGTGTTTGTATCAGGCAACGTTTCTCTTGTCTTCTTGAATGAAGCAAGAATTCTATCGTATCCTTATCATAAAAAATATTTTCTGTTACTGTTTCTGCAGCAATACCTTTAAACATAAGCTGACCATTCATTTTCTGAATAGACAAAATGTTGCAAAGCTCGTTTGCTGGTGAATCTACTACTGAAAGTTCCATAAGAGCATAATCTTTAATAAAACGAACTGTCTTACCTGTTGCCTTATTTACTTCATGATCTGATTCAATAATTTTTCCGCCGATTGAAAATCCTGCTAGTGTGCCGTCAAGAATTTTTTCCCATGTATCTTGTGCGCCCTTTGAGATGTATGCATCTACATACACGCCATTATAAAACTCGCCGCTCTTTGGATCATAAAATGTTTCTGGTCTAAATGAAACCATTTTGCCAACTGCATTTGATCCATGCATTTCACGAATGTTGCCACGGAAGTTTTCAAATGCCTTCATGCTTGCTTCTGCTGTTACAAGATCTCCTGTTTGATCAAGGTTATCAAGCGTAGCGAAACCTGAGACTGTGCGTTTTTCACGGTTTACTTTTGTAAAAGGAACCGATAAGCTGATTCTATCGCCATCTGATGACCATAGAGATTTCTCAATATTCATATGCTTAATTATAATTTTTTATATATAAAAAGGCAAATAATCAGTTGAGTAGTATTACTCAACCTGTCTTCCAGCCCCTTGTTCATTACGGGCTTCTCCAGAAATGTCTGGTTGATTATTTTGTCTTTCTTGGTCCCTTAATCTATTTCCAGAGGCCTGGGTACGAATTTCAGCCTGTTGCTCTGGCTTTAATTCAACTACTTCGTCTCCACCCTCTAAAGGAACCATGCCTTTTCTAATTCGAACTTCATTTGGAGTAATTACCTTCATCCTCAAATAACGCTCATCAATCTTAGACATTGTATCCTCATCGGTAAGGGCCAATTCATTAAATTTAATTTCAAGAGCATCTGTCATTTCGCCAATAATTCTATTAATTTTCTTCTCTAGAATATCTTGTGCTGGACGGCAAACCTGCTCTTTAAATGTCTTATCGGCATCTCTTGCTGCCGCCAAATTAATTCCTTCTGGAGTTCCAATTTTATTAATTGGGGTACGGTGGGCAAGAAGAATCTCGTCACGGTTCATTTTACGATATGTATTAAATGATGAGTCTTGAGTTCCTGCCTCAACTGGCTCCATCTTAAATTCTGTTTTAGAATCTGGAGAATCTGCTGGGAGTGGAATATAAAGAGATCTGTGATTCTTTCCTCTAAGTCCGACCTGGAAAAACTCCAGCAATTTTCTTTCTGATTCTGATGAAAGCTTTCCGCCTTTTACTGTAATAATATAACGAGGCACTGCCTTATTTTCAAAATAATCTAGGTTATATTTTCCAGCAAACTCATTTCCAGCCATAGCATTAGATGCTGCTACGATATCTGGCAATCCATAATAATTGTTTTGAGGCGTATATTTCTTAATGTGAATAATTTCATTAGGTCTATCTTCTCCGCCTGCAATTGGGTTAGGAGTTTCTTGATCTCCAAAGTTACGGAAGAATACAGCCTTTCCATATAGCAATTGAACAAAGCCATCACGCAAACGACGAACACGCATAGTCTTTGCTGGGATATGTCCAATATATCCTATTTTTCCAGTTGTAGTTCTACCAATTTCTAGGTAGCCATTTCCTGTTGCTTCAACATCTGTGTAAAATTTAATTAATGTCTCTTTAAATGTTTCTTCTTCATTGCAATCTTCAAGCCATTGATGTAGTTCTTGACGAAGTTTATTTAACTTTCTACGTGCTCTTTCAAGTTGAGCTTCGCTAGAAATTCCGTCCATAGCCTCTAAAGTTTTGCGGGTTTCAATAAAATCAAATCCAAGTCCAACAATGTTAGAAACCTTTGCATTAACTGCAGCATAATTATATGGAGAAATTTCATATACTCTAGATAGATATTCAAGATTATATTGTGGTTCAACCAAGTCAAACATGGCATAGCCAGAAATTGCTTGAGCCAATAGGTTCTGCTGAGTTCCTGTTCCTTCAGCACCAACAAATCTTTTTTGAATTTCTCTACTTAGTTTACGACGAAATGTTGCACCAAGGCCATTGATCTTTAGAATATCTTCGCCTTCTACCTTAAATGGGTCATTGCTTTTTTCAATTGTTGGGCTATTAAATTTTACCCAGTCCGCCGCATTTGAAATTTCAATATCTTGATTGTTATTGTCGTCGATATGTTCCATTATCTTTTACCCTGTACCTTTTTCATTTCATCTTTATAACTACCAATATCATATGGATCTGGAACTAGTCCCCAATCCAATCTTTGCTTTTGATGCTGATATTCTTCGTCATCAATCTTTCTTTTACCCGCCAAAAACTTAGGCTGTCCTTCATAAATACCATAAGATCTAACAGCATCAGCAAGCAGGTTCATTCTTTGCCTATTACCTTTTTTAGAAGTAACTGATAGGAAATTTCCGTCATCATCGCCAATCCAGCGACCATCTGGCATCTCCCAGACATAAATACCCAAAATTGTATCTTCTACAACTGACTGATTGACTCTTTTAATATCCATAGGTTTTTATTTTACCATTCTTCTTGATACAAGTCCAGCTTTTTGTCGTCTAATGTGACAAATTATACGCTTTGGACAACAATCCAGTCGTTATTATAATACTCAACAGCATTTTCTGTCAGGGTGAATGACGAATCATCTACCGAAAGGGCAGGGATTCCAATATGCATATTGTAATGGGCCAAAGCATTTGACTGGCTAAATGCCAATGGATAATAAGATATATATTGATATAGGCTAGATGGACCACCTGAAGACTTATAATTAAATCTAAAGTCTCCAGTGGCAGATGCCGTAAATACCAAAACTACGTGATGTAGATCACCAGCCGTAAAGACATTTGATACATTTGTCTGACTTGTCTGATTTATACCATTTACGTAGATTGCGGAAATATTTGTTTTTGCAATTGATCCTGAGCCATTCCAAGAATATTCAGTCTCTGTGAATCCAGTTGAAGCTGGAGAATAGAATAGGGTATTTGCTCCTGTTGTAGAGGGCGTAAAGAATAGTTCTACTGTCTTGGTAGATTCTAGTGTACTTACTCTGAAACCCGCCGCAGAACCCGTTCTAAGGCCATTGCGGGGGTGTCTAGAGATAGCCCTATGCTTATCTCTACCCATAGCAATTTCATTATCTGTAGAGCCTGCAAAGCCGTCTAAAGTATAAATATAATCAGAGTTAGTATAAGCAAACACTTTTTGATCATTATAAAATGATAATGATAGATTAAATAGTTTAGGAATATATTTGCTTGCATCTGTAGTTGTGAATGTTATTTCTAAATAAATTACTCTTTCAGAACTAAATGTCCCGCCTAATTTAAATTGAGGAATGGCTCTTCCGTTATATGCTGTTTGATAAGATCCACCTTCAACCTTTGTCCTAACTGAAACACCATCATTTGAATCCCACTCAATTTTAGAAGAATCTATGTCAAAGCCAAGAGGAATTGCAATAGCGTCTTCTACAACAACTGTTTTTGATCCCGTTGATTTAATAATTCCAAGATACTTCTTGTCTTGATTATATTCTAGATCATCATCAAAAAATACATCTAGTGGACGGTTTGCTGGGTAAGAAAATTTATATTGAGTAGATACATTATCGTCTAAAATTTCAAATAATGTGCCGTTCTCAGGATCGGCAATTTGAACTGGAGGCACAACTCCATTATAAGAATAATGCTCTAATATGATTGATTGAGACAAAGCATATCTATATACTGCTGGGGCATCAATCAAAAATGA